AGCTCTCTTAGTTCACTAATACTTGTACCAACCTTAGTCATATCTTGATAAAATAGATATTCTGGAGTTTGCATAAATTGTTCTAGTTCGTATATTTTTTGTTCTTCTTCTAAAAGATTTACTGTTCCTGCAGTCTTTCTAGCAAGTTCTAAGTTTTTATAAAAATCTGATATATGCTGTGATGTCATAGTTGGATTTCTAACAAAGAAGGCTTTTACTATAGGTATATCATTTACATTTTTTATCCAATCACTTGACCATATATCATATACTTTTTCATCTGTATCGATTCCTTTAATTATTGCATTACTTAACTTTAAAAGATTTCTACCTAAGCCTCCTGTCCATGATGTAATAACATAATCTATATTTGCAGGAGCTGGTCCATCCATTCCTATTTCTCTTAATAAAGGATTTAACCTACCAGTTATAAACTTAGATAACTCAGATGTATTTCTGTCATATTGATACTCACTAAAAAGATTTTTTTTCTTTTGTTCTGGAATTATTGGTCTACCCGTAAACCAAGACATATTAGAACCAACATCTACAAAAGGAGTAGCAAGAGTTGGCAATGGTAAAATACCAGTTCTTACATCTTTTAAGAAAACATCTATAAAGAAGTTGTCCATAGCTTCTGCTTCACCTTCTTCTTTTACTAACCATTCTCCTAATCTTTCAACAGATGTACCAAACATAAGACCTGCCTCCCAAGGTTTTGGTATAGATAGAAAAGTAGGTTCATCTGTAAAACCAGATTTATGTAGAGGAATATTCCAAAACAAATCTTTTCGCCATCTTGGTAAAGCTGTATATTCTGGGTCATCATAGTTTACATAAAATAATGCTAAAGAAGGTAGAGTTACAGTCATAGCAAACCCAGTAAAAGTTTTTGCTGGTCTATCTTTAAATGCAGTTATTAATTTATCGTAACCTCTTATTCTTGCATTAAAGAAAGCAGACACAGAATTATATGCTAAAGCAACTGAACCACCTTTTGCAAAATCAATAAGGTCTCTTGCCTCAAATCCTGCTCTTTCTAAAATTTCTCGTTGAGACATTTTTGCAGAACCTGGTGGTCTGTCATACAATCCTCGTTGTAAATTTTGATATGTTTTTTTAAATTCACCAATTCTTGCTGCATTTTCACCCCAGCTACCAGCTCTGTTAAGAAAATCCATAACTTGCCCTGCCAGATTTCTAGGTACAGTATTTACAAATTTGTCATGTTGAAATTCTTTTATAAGGTTTGATTCAAAATAATTTTTATTCATTTCTAAAAAGTTAGCTTGTCCTCCTCCACTAACTAAATATCTTTCCATAATTTCTGTGCTACCTTGACCTTTTCTTCTTGACCTAAAATCTTTAAATAATTCTATAAAACCTGTTCCTGTGTGATAAAAAGGCACATGGTAATTTTTACTAATGACTGCACTTGAAAGACCATCTCTAATTAAATTAGCTGCAAAAAACTCAGGTGTAAGTGTAGCACCTGTTCTTAAAGTTTTAGTAGCAAACTGAAATGGTTTTATAACATCTCTTAAAATGCCCATACTTAGTCTGTTTTGGTCAGCCAAAGCTCTATACAAACTAACATCTGTAACTTCATATGTTGTTTTTTTACCATCTTTAAGATAAGAAATTGTTTGTCTTGGTGCTAATTTTTTTTCTGCAGTAAAGATTTCTGAAAACATACCATTTTCTCTAAACATATCTATACCTTCGGGCATATCTTTTTTCTTTCCGTAGTTACTCCATAACTCTTCCATCTCTTGTTTTGTAAGTTCTTTTCTTTCTGTTTTAACTCTTTTAACTTCTGGTGTAGCTTTAGGATTATTTTCAATCATTTCAAAAAATAATCTCATAGCCCTATTTTTTTCTGCAAGATTTACATATATTATTGTGTTTCTATACATAGAAGTTATTGGGTCTTGTATCATAGTATTTTTAGGGTCAAACCCTGTCCACCATTTAACTCCTTTAACTGGTCCTTCTGGTAATGTATTGAAAGGAGTAAAATCTTTGTTAGCCTGTTCTATTAATAGTCTATCTTTTTTACCTATAATCCCAGAATCTTGTAGATAATCTAGCAATTCTTTATTATATCTTCTAAGTTTTTGTGCAATTTTTTCATACTTACCTGCATATTGTCTTACCATTTGTTGTGCTTCAGTATATGCTTTTGGTGAAAATCCTTGCTGTTGTAATTGTTTTTGCAACAATGGTGTTTCTTTTCCAAGAACTTCTTTATATTTTTCAATAAGTCTTTTTGCTGCAAGATATAAATTTAGCTCTGCCATTTCTTTTGCAACAGCTTTTGTATCTCTTCTAGGAATTAATTTTTGTTTTATACCTAATGCTGTGTCTACAATACCTTCACCTTTTACAGTTTCTTTTGTTATAGTTTCAAGTATTTTATTAAGTCCTTCGCCTCCAGTTCTTTTTAAACTTTCAAATTTAACTGGTCCATTTTCAAAGAATGACAATGACCTTTGATAAGAGCTTTGCAGGGTTCTTCCAACTTCATAAGGATTAAGTGGTCCAAAAATATCACCCTTTTCTCTAGCTATTTTATCTAATTTATCTACAAGTTGTTTTACAGGATAAAGTCTGTCAACCATTGCTTCCATAAAATCGCCTTTAAATTTTTGCCATTTTTTTGGTAAAGTAATACTGTCTTGTTTACCAAACTGTATCATTTTACTAACAGTATTTTCTGGTAATCCTAGATTTTCTCTAAGTTGTTTAGGAGACATTGTTTCTCCTGTTAAATTACGAATAAGTTTTGACTTGTGATATTGATATGGTGATTGATTTGGTCCGTATTCTACTTTTCCTTTATTGAGTTGTGCATTTAAAGAGTATACAGCTTGGTTATATAAAGGATTTTGTTGTATTTTTTTTACTATTTTTGGACCTGTATAATTATCTTGTATTTGTAATTTTCTAGCTACATTAGAACCTTGAGTTGTAAAACCAAGTGTACCAAATAATAAGAAATCATTTATAATAGATTCTTTTGTAGGAACTTGGTCGCTAAGAACTGCACCCATAGCATTAAATGTTGCAACTTGTGCAAGTGTATCTTGTGCAAAATCTCTGGCTTTTCCTGGTATAGTTAGTTGTCTTTGCCTTCCTCTTGTTCTAACCTTATCGCCTGGCAAACCAACTTTTAAATCGCCTTTAAATCCTGCTGCTTTTAGAAACCTAGAAGCACCTAAAGTGCTAGATAGTATTACACCACTTTTTGTACCTTCTTTTAGAGCTTCAACTAATACTCCTTCTTCAATAAACAATCTCCAAAAATCTTGAAAATCATCTACTTCTCCATCATCTAAAGCTGCTAAGTACATTGATTTTATAGTTTCATTTAAAACAGCTCCTGTAAAAATACCAAAAGGTCCACCTATTTTTGCACCTGCTACAAATGTAGGGATATCTCCAACTAATGCAGCACCACTTTCTAAAAACCTTTCTAGTATTCCTGTATCTTCTGGTTCGTAATCAAAAGCATCTTTGTAATCAAATCCTAGTTCTCCATCTGAATGAAATTGTAATGCAAGATTTATATTTGTTTTACCAAATCCTCTTTCTAAATACCTTAAAAATTCAAATTCTTCACCAACAAATGATTCTTTTATGCTAGTAAAATATTCTCTTAATGTTCGTCTAGTTTTCTTTTGTGGTCTTGCAAAAAAAGGATTTTTTGTACCTGGTTTAAATCTTTGGGTTACTACACTATTTTGTAAACTTGGTGGTAAATCTGTATTAACTAAACTCCCTTGTAGACTACGAGGTATTTTATCTGATTCTATTTCTACATCTATAACTTCATCTTCAACTGTTTCATCAACAGAAGTCTCATCTTCTATTTTTTCTTCTACCTCTTTTACTTCTGTTTCTGCCATTATTAATCCTTTTCAATTCCTGCTTCTTCGAAAAGTGCATCTGTTGTTGTTGCAGGAAAACTGCTTACAACTTCTTGATAGGTAATTGCTCCAGATTTAATATCTTTTATAAGTTTGTTTTTATCATGTGTGCCACCAAATTTGTTAGGTATGAGCTTAGGAAGTTTTACCTTTTTGTTATCACTTTTTTTATTGTCACTAAATCTTCTTAATGTATCATCTATTTTTATATCTATTTCATTGTATGTATCTAATTCATTATTAATTCTGCCACCTGCATTTGGATATTCTTCACTCTGTGCATTTAACATTTGATTTAAGTCATAGTCTTTATCTTGTAATTTTTTATAAATATATTTTTTTGTATAATATTCAATCGTACTTTTTCTTAAACTAAATGCACTTAAACTTGAATCTTGACCAGCTTGTATTTCGTCTTGTACTATTTTTACTATTTTATCTATTAATTTTTTTTGCTCAGAAATCCTAGCTCGAAATCCTGTGTCATTTAAAACAGCTCTCATTTGTTTTGAATCTTCTATAGTAATACCATTTTCTGCATTTATTAAAGACATTATAGATGTTTGACCTATTGCACCTGGTCCATTAAAAGTTGTGGTAATATCTGTTATCTCACCAGAATTTATTTTTTCCCATATTGTGTTATACAAAGTGCTATTAGAATTTTCTAAAGGATTGTTACTTGCATTTTCAAAATAGTTTTTTACTACTCTAAGCTGTGTAGTTCTTTCTGAAGCTGTACCATAAAACTGTGTTAATAAACCTGGTTGACCTTCTGCACCATCTATTTGTTTTCTAATTTTTTCTGCTAATTCATCTTTCTCTGCACCTGGTGGCAAATCATGAAGTTTTGATATACTTTCAAAATATTCTAATGATAAGGCATTATTAAATTTAGCTTCTTTTATTTTTCTATCTTTTATATATTGTTTTTGTAAGTCGTCTACATATTTTATGAGACTGTCTTTTTGGTCGCCAGTAAGTTTTGGTGCATTTGCATTTTTTTCCCAATCATAATTTGGATTTTTTATTTCATTTGCAATGACTGAATAGTCAACCAATCCTAAATCATCTTCAACACCTTGATTTTTATAAAATTGTTTAAAAATATCTTCATCAATTTGTTCTGGTGTTTTAGAATTTTGTTTACCAAAATTTGTAAATTTGTCATTTACTTCACCAAATTGTTTACGAAGAGATTCTGCTCTTAAAAAGAACCCAGCTGCATCTTTAACTTTAATATCAGCAATATTTTTGTCTATAGTCTTTACTTCGTTTTCTAATCTTGTACTAGCATCAAGTATAATTCTAGCTCGGTAATCAGAAAAAGTTTTATTTCTATAACTACCAACACTATTTGGTAATATATTTTCTTTATAATATTTTAAACCCATAGTGTCATTTGCATCTGCATACAAACCTTCTATTTTTTTTAAAACATCTTGTTCTCTACGATTAATTTCTTTTCTAAATTCATCAATAGGTCCTGTAAAACCTGCAAGTTCTGCTGCAGCATCATCTAAAGCATTATCTGTAATTATTTTTCTTTCTGCTCCTACATTTTCTTGTCGTGCAGTTTCATAGGCTTGTACTACTCCTGCAACATCTTCTACACTACCTTGTGCTGCTTCAATGTTTTGCCTAGTAGCTCGTACTATTCCTGTCATGTTTGTTTCAGGTATTTGTTCTTGAGGTAGAGTTGCACCTGCAATTCCTGTTTGTCTACCAATATCAATATCAGTTCCTCCACCTTTAGCTCTTTTTTCTAATTTTATAGCCATTATGCAAACAATCCACTTTCTTTACCTGCAGCAAAGAATGAAGCTCCTCCTCCTAATAAATTAGTTCCTCTTTGATAAGCCTCTTGCGAAGCAGCTAAAGCACCTCTAGTATCTATTGCTTTTAAATCATACTCTAATGCTTTTGATGCAAAGAATTTAGCTGTTTCTATTTCATCTACTGTTTTGTGCATATCTAATAATGTTGAGCCTGTGAGTGGTGCAAGACCTGCAGCTGCTGCTCTCGCTCTTTGTGCAGATAATTTTCTTATACCTTGTTCTGCAGCAATAACAGCAAGTTGTTTTGCTCTTTCTTCTCTTGCAACTTTATCAGCTCTTGTAGCCCTACTAATTTGTTTTTGCTGTTGCAAACTACCATAGTAGCTTATTGCTGTTCCTGCAGCTATTAAAGCTGGTACAAGCCAAACTGGTGGTGGCATTATGTATTCCTCCTATCCACTTGTATTAATTTTCCCTGTTATACCAAGAATAGTAAAGGGTAAAGGTTGTGTTTGTTGTACTGTGATTTTCCCTTCTCTATCCCATCCTAAATTTGTTACTCTTTTATCTCCAGTAAATGCAGGTATTGGCTGACCCATTTCGTCTGCCGAACTTCTAAATGGCATTTGGTCTCCATTAATAGTTACACCTACTGTGTCCAGAAGTCTAACAATGACTTCATTATACCTTTTTTTCCTGGCTTGTGCTACTGAACCTGTACTTGCTCCTGCTTCTATGTTTAAAGTTTTAAGTGTAGATACAAAACCTAAACCTACTTCTATTGTTTTACTTGCAAATGTACTTGGAAGGCTAACTGTAACTGCTCCATTTGTTACTTTTTGTGCTGGATATACTGCATCATCAATTAGTATTTGTACTGTTTCACCTTCTAAATGGTCAAGACTTGTAACTGTTGTAGATGAACCTGTAACTGTTCCTGATAAACCAGAATCTTGATTTAAAGTAGAATCTAAATATTCTATGTATTTAACTGTAGAACCATTAATAATTCTTTCTACTACTATCCACACTTCATTCTCATTTGTTTCTGTAATTGATGTAACACTTTGTACTTTTGCATGAGTTTCATTTGTTACTTCCAAACGAACAGAATCCTGACTGTTTACTGTTAAGAAGCCTGTACTTTCTGGTGAAGTTTCTGTAACAGTTACTACAGCACTAGAAACTGTAGCTGTAAAATCTGCATGACCATTTATAGCAGATTGTAAATTACTTGCTGTTGTGTTGTTATTAGTTTCTGTTTTAAACTCATTTGTTCCTGCAGTACCTGTTGTAGATGTAAATGTAACAGTAGTGCCATCTGATTTTGTAAAAGTTAATTTTGTTCCTGATACTGTATTATCATAGTCTGTAACTGTAACAGTACAAGATTGTCCTTTACCACCTATTAAATGTCTATGCCACCCAACTATATCTTGTTCTCTTTGATATGTCATGCCCAAAAGCACTCCATCTGTTCTTACAGCCCAATATATAGAATCAGGCTCTTGTGCATATTCAACATCTACTACACCACCTTCTGTAATATGGTCAGCTAACAAAGTCATATCTGGTGCAGTATAAGCATCATTTTGGAATGTATATCCAAACTCTCTTAGCTTTTCTTGTTGTCTTTGCACAAATAAAATACTCGGACCTACTTGCATAGTTTGAACTGTATGACAACCAAAAGTTGTTTCTTGTTTTATATTTACATTTGTTGGTGTTAAAGGTTCACCATTTGGTCTGTCAACTCTAAACTCACCACCTGCTGTTCCAATAACCAAATCTCTAATAGGTGCTAAAAATCTAATTTTATTTACTCTATTAGCTGCTATTGTATATATAAAAGCATCTGCTGCATTTGATGAACCTACATCAAAATTTTCAAACAAACCTGACTGAGATGCAAATATAGTTTGTGGTAAACTTGTTGTTCCACCAAAAATTAATCTTTGTTCAAAGAATGAAACTGTTTCTGGAAAGCCAGTTGTGTTTGACCAGCTACCTAGTTGCCAATCTGTTGTTGCTGTAGAAGCATCTAAAGCTGTAAGTATTTGTATTGTTACATTTTGTGCATCTGTAAATGCTGTTATCTTTGCATGACCACTATGTAATTTTACAAGCCTACCAACATCAGTTGATGCAAATAAATCTGCAGATGCAACTAATGCAACTCCTGTGCCAACTCCAGATGAACCTGGGTTTAAAGTTGTAGTTGTAGTATTAGTGTCTAGGTATGGTCCTTTTTCAAAGTCTACATCTGCAAGTGTCCAGGATGTATGCCCTGTCCTTGAAAGTTTTGCTGGTTCATGTGAAGGATGAACTATAAACATAACATCTGCTGATTGTGCAAATTTTAAATCAAATATTTGTGATTGAGTATAACTTGTAGATATTTCAAAAACCTTTGCTGCTGTGCCTCCAGAACTGTATGTAGTGTAATTTGAAGAGTTAACACCAGATAGTTCAAATGTATGTGTTGTTTTATTTGCTACAGTAAATCTTCTGCCATTTACTTCTGTCATACCTACAACATCATTAATCCAAACATGGTCGCCATCACTATAACCATGTGAAGTAGCTGTAACAACTGCTGGATTTGCTTTTGTAATAGCAGATATAGACTTAGTAGCTTCAACTATTTGACCTCTATCTTTAAAAAATCTCATATATTGGTCGCCTACTTCTATACAATATGATTGTGTAATATTAAATTCAAAGGGTATAAGTCTTGTAGATTTTGAAGAATCTTTTACTTCTGCTACAAATCTAGTGCCTGGTCTCCTTGTAGCACCACCTTGTGTTTGCACAACAAGATTCTCCATAGTATTTGCACCATTTCTGTACTTATCAAAATCAATATGACCTGCTAGTTTTGGTGATAATTCACCAGCTGTAAAGTTTGTTTGAAAAGGTGATACTACTGCCATTATTTTCTAAAGTCCGTAAATGTATCTGAAACAAGGTCATCAATAAACCCTTCTTGTCCATCAATACTACGAGCTTCAGAAAGTTTTATTTCATATAATTTTTCCATTTGTGTTTGTAATGTAACACTATTTGTTATTGGGTATGCAAGATTTGCTGCTAGTTTTGCTGTTAATGTATCTACAAACATTGAATCAAATAATGCTGTATCTGTAATTCTTGCTATATATAATATCTTTGCTGTATCTTCATTTGATAATAACACTCTACCCTCAGTTGCTAAATTTTCTATTTTAAAAATATAATCTTCAAACTCCATAGATAATACCCTAAGACAATATGGGTCAGTTGGTAAAGCATATTGGTAATCATAACCATATGCAGGAGTAGAAGATAGTTGTGTTAAAGTTGCTCTTGTTATTGCAAAATTCCATGGATGACTTCTTAAACAAGCATCTCTTGCATCTTCGTAAAAAGCATTACAAAGTCTAGCTCTTTCTGAATCCTCTGTTAACGAAGTTATAGGGTCATCTCCTAATCTTCTAAGTGCATTTGAACATATTGAAACTTCTGTTGCCATAATTCACCTTGTAAGAGGGTAGCCGAAACTACCCCCTCTTGTTGTTTTTAGTCTACAACATATGTAACGATTAGTGTTACATCACCAGCTGCTGCTGTTGCTGCTGCATTAGACATAGTTAAAGCGATTCTTAAAGCTCCACCTGGGTCTGTGGATAAACCACCATCTTCCCAAGCAAAGTTAGAAACTGCATTAACATTTCTTGCCTCGAAAGCAACTTCAGCTCCACTAGTTTCTGCAGCTTGTAAAGTTGTTATAGCTGTTGCATAACAATCTTCATCAAGAACAGTACCATTCTCATAATATAGACCTACATTGGCTGCCAATGATGGTGAGCCATTTGAATCTAAATCGTCATTGAATAGTTTGATTGATAATACTTTTGCATTAGATGGGATTTGTACCATCATTAATACATCATCATTATCAATGTCGCCTGTTCCAGCTGCAATCGTTCCACTTGCCACTCGCATTCTGCCCTCTAAACTTCCAGTTTCTAGGACCTCTCTAGGCGAAGCATCAAGTGCTGTTATTTCTACTGATTTAGCTGTTGCCATTTTTGATTCCTCCTATTAACTTTCAGTACATTCTATCTCAACAACTTTTTCATCTTCGATACGAGTTGCACCGATAGTCATTGACAAGAATACCTGTGTTGCATAATTTTTGTCTGCTCTTTCGGATATTCTAGTGTTAATATCCTGGCCAACAGCAAGGCCAATTCCAGATTGTGCAAATGCTAAAACTAATCTGTTGCTAGATGAATTAGTATCTAGTCTTTCTGTTCTGATAAATTTGAATCCCATAAAAGTATCAATTTCACCCTGAACAAGTGCTTTAACTGAGTTAAAGTCTGCAGATGTAATTTGTGTTATTGCTAACAAATCTGATAGTTGTTTTGATGTTACAACGCAATACCTAGGTTCTTCTGGGTCTACGCTGTTTGCGTCTAAAATTTCTTTGGCTTCAATAAGTTTTGTTACTGATAAACCTGCAGAGCCGTGAACAATTTTTTGTCCAGATGGTAATGCTACTGTTGAACCACCAGCTACGCCACCAAAGGCGTTACCAGAAGCTGCATCAATAATTGCATCATCCATTGCTCTTCCCATTGCCCATGCACCTGCTTGTGCATATTCTGACTCTGGGCTAATGAGCATTCTTACTTTATCTTCTTGATCGATTAAGTCTGCCCAATCATAGTCTTCCATAGTAACTTTTCTACGTGAGTGAGGTGTATCTACTCTCGGAGTGTCGCTATGTCTGGAAGTTCTTTTTTGTGCAGCTGTAGATCCAATTCTTTCAAAGAAATGTGATTTACCTACTACTGTTTCAGTTCTAACAGCATCTCTTAGTCTTGAACCTTTTTGCTGCGACAAATGAAATACGTTGCTTTTATACTGTTCGACAAAAGCTGTAGTTATTTGTACTGACATATCATGTCCTCCTAAAATTTATATCCTCGGTATTTATCCTAAAAGGGACACCTTATAACATAACGTAGTTATCCAACGGATTTTAAGGCCATCATGGCCACCACATCTGTTATCCAAAAAGGGCAGAACTTTGGTAAAACTATTATATCACAAGAAAACTAATTTCCATAAACTTTTTCGTGTAATTGTCGCATTCTATCAACCATTGCTTTATGGTCTTTGTGCCTTGCGTCAAAGTATGGATTCTTAGGATCAGCCATTATTTGTTCAATTTCTTGTTTTGCGTCAAGAACAGAAGCAGCAATAGTATTGTTTTGTGTATTTTTTGCCATCTCCTCTGTAACTTCTTGACCAATTCTGTGCAAGAATCGTGCCATTGCTGGACTATTACCTGCTGGTCCATTTAAAATTTCTTTGAGTTCTTCATCACCATAAACATCAACAGCTCTCATAGCAGAGCGTAAGTTTTTATCGTAATCATAACCCCACTCTTCTTTAAGACTTTTTTCTGCTTCTTCACGTTGCACATTCATTTGTGAATCTTGAACTTGTGAAGCATTATTAATCTCGTTAATTTGATAGTCTATAATAGCATTTACCTGTTGATCGTTTAAACCGATTTGGTGTGCAACATTTTTAAATTCACTTACAGATGTTTCATTAAAATATTGCTTATGAGTATCTGGAATATTAAGTTGATATTTGCTAGGCTCTTGTGGTCTACCAAGTTTGTTATACAATTCAACTCTCTCCTCTTCTGTTTTTGGTAAAGGTATTCTATTACCTATCATTTTTTGTTGATGCACTACTGTCTTTGCTAATGATTCTACATCATTTAGATTTTGCAAAGTAGGTTCGTTTCTCAACTCTTCTGGCAAAGATGATTTCCAATCAGTTTGTGTTTGATTATCACTTATGCCAGATCCTAACACAGACTCAGAGTTTTGCTCTGTTGCTGGTTCGGGATTGTCTGCCACTTCTGTGGTCGTTTGTTCGTCAGCCATTTGTTATATCCTCCTTTAAAAGATTTAGTATTCTGACTATAACTGCTCTTTGCCCTTCCTTGAAAGCAGTTTCATAGGGATCTTTACTAAAAGAACTCCTATGGTAATAAGCTGATGTAAGATCAGCCAAAACTCTTTCACCTTCTGGTGTTGTAAAAGTTGTTAAGTAATCTATCTTTTGTTGTTTTAATTCTTCGTCTAAATTATTCTTCAATATCTTCCTCTAGCTCAGCAGACACTTCCTCTGCAACTGCTCTTGTTTCTGGTTTTGCAAGAGATTCAAGTGATGCTGCTTGTTTTGCACCGATCTCAGCCTGTTGTTGTTGCATCATCATCTGCTGTTGCATAGCTTGTTGTTCCATTCTGGCTTGTCTAAGTTCATCAACTTCTGCTCTACCTCTAAGAACAGATTTTGGTACTCCTAAAAGTTCTGCCCTTGCTCTAATAGCTTCATCATGATTGAGTATGTCCATTACTGAAGGATCAGCTTGTGCAAGTTGCATAGCAAGTTGATACAGTCTTTCAACTGCAACTGCTTCTTCCATACGTTGTGATCTTGCAAGTGGACCAACATATTCTATTTGAACGTCCTCTCCTTCTAATACTCGTGGTGCTGGTTGTAGAGCATTGTTTCTTTCCATAATACCAAACACCCTTTCAATAAGTGGGTTTAAAAACTCTGACTGAAATCTACCAAGCGTAGGACCTAACAGTCTTTGCATTAGTTCATATCTTACTTGCACTTCAGTAGCAGTCATTTGTGGTCCTTGTTGTAGTTGTAACTGATCTGAGTAGTATGCTTGTCTAATAGCTGTTTTAAGTTCAGCTTCTTTAAATGTAGTAACTTGAAAGTTTGCACCAGACTGAAATGGTTTTACTGCTGCATCATTTCTTATAACTGTGATACCACCAGGTGTCATTCTTACTCTACCTATTACACCATCATCCTGCACAAGTAGTGGAGGATCTATAGCTTTTGACCATGCTTTTAGTCCTATTTCAACAGCTTTGTTTAATGTTTTTATATCTGGCAAAGCATTGTAAGATGGTGAACGCCCATATATTTCTCCTGTTGCCTTTGACCATCTAGGCACAAGATATGGGAACTCATTATACCCACCAGTTCTAACAACCATTTTTTCTTCTTCACATACATGACATGAATGAAATGGTAATTTAGTATCAGATTCACCAAAAACTCTTTCGTAATCTTCTCTTGGTTCTACTGCATGGATAAAATTAAATTTCTTATCTGGTTTCATTGAGGCACATTCTAAAATTTTTGGCCCAACATTATCTTCACCAAACTCTTGAACTGCTTGTCTAGCTGTAAGTTTATATTTTCTGTAAAGTGTATCTATGTAACCACTTACATTTTCGTGTATGTAAAATTCTGATATGTGTAGAGTTTGAAAATGTATTGCATCTTCTTTAAAACCTTTATTGCCTTCTTCTACAAACAAACAACCAGTACCTATTGAACACAAATCTAAATATAATTCGTGTACTTCTGTATTAAAATTAGTTTGATTAAAAACATCATACATTCTTTTTGCAGAATCTTCTAAATATAGCTGTACTTCTCTGTCTTGATTTAAATCATCATCATTTGTAGTTAAGAAAAACCATTGCCTTGATGGTGATGTAAGAGTTCCTTGTAAACTAGCAGCAAGTAACATATTTGCTGTCATAGCTGTAGAGTCAAACAAGACCTCTGTTCTTTTATCTCCACTTATTCTTTTTGTAACTATGTCAGCTTTACGTGGCATAACGTAGTCTAAGATTTCTTGCCAATGATCTTCCCAAGTTCCTCTGTTTGAACTCATTTCATTGTATCGTTTTTTTATATAATCAAATTTTTCCATTAATAACCACCAAGTAATGTTCTTGATGTAGTAGCTTCTTCTTCAACACCTTGACCACCAGTTAAAATAGTTGATTGCATTCCCATAGCTTTACCAGCTAAAAGTCTTTTTCTTTCTTTTTCTAATTTTGCTTCTGCTTGTCTTTCTTTTTCAAGCATTTCTGCATCTGGACCTGGTGGTAGCTTTGGCATTTTTGGTGCTAACAATGGTCCTATTATTGGTATGTTACCCATTTACAATCCTCTTTCTGCATTCCATAAATTATAATATCATATAGTGTATCATCTTTTCTTACAAAATTCTTTAATAATCCCTCTTTTTTAAAACCTACACCTTCAATTAGCTTTTGACTACGTTTCTTATTTGCAAGACAGGTAGCAGTTACTCTCTGACATTTTGCCTGATTAAATATATAATCAAACATAAGTCTTATAAATTTTCTTTGCACAGCACCTGGGTACTCTGCAGCTATGTGAACATAAATATTATTACCATCATAATTACAAAAAAGAATAACACCTACTATTTGTTCTCCATCTACAAAACCAATAGTTGTATAATCATCAACTTCGATATCTGCTCTAGGCGAAATCCACTCGTAGAATTTTTCTTTTTGCAACTGATCAAAAACTGGCTCTATCATTATCCACCTAATAAAGTTTTTCTTGTTGTTGCTTCTTCTGTAATACCAGATGCACCTGTAAGCATAGTTGATCCACCATACTGTGATGCGAGTCTTTGTGCAACTGGTTGCGTTGTAGTTGGTAATTGTTCCATTAATTTTTTTGGCTCTGGAGTTTTTCTTTTCTTTTTGCCCATGCCTGTAACTCCACTAATTGCTCTACCTACTACGCTACCAATTACTGATGGTATTATTGATGCTGCTCCACCCATTATTTTTTCCTCGCTGTTTGTTTAGCTCTAGCAAATGCTTTAGCTGTTGGTGCGCCTTTTGCACCTTTCTTTCTCATTTTTTCTCCACGCTTTCTTTTTGCATGAATATTTGCATATAATCCTTTTCTCATTTCTTTTTCTTTCTACCTCTAAGTAAATCAGCGTCTGCTTTTCTAGCTCCACCTTTGCCTGTTACAAAACTTTTTACTCTACCCATTGCCCATTGATGTGCAGATACTTTTGGCCTAGAACCTGAACTGTAGTAAGCTCCAAGGCCACGCTTATACACAGCATCTAATTTTGATTTAGAAAATTTTGAAGCACCAGATATGCCACCATACTTACCTGCTTTCTTTTTAGTTGCTGCCATTATCCTCTGCTCCTTTGCTTACTAATTCTATCCATCATAGCTGGAGTAAGTTTTCCTGCTTTGTAAAGTTTACGAGTTCTTTTTATTTCAGCCTCTCGCTTCTTTGGATTCTTTGCACCTCTGACATACTTAGTGGGGACACCACCTTTCGTCTTTGGCACTTTCTTAAATTTTCTAGCCATTATTTTTTCTTTTTCTTTTTAGCCATAATAGCTTTTTTTAAAGATGCTGGTAATGTCTTTTGTTTTTTTGTAAGACCACCTTTACCTTTTTTCATTCCTTTTCCGTAATGTCCTGGCATATTATCCTCCTATGCTCTATTAGTTTTTTTCTTCTTGTGTCTGTTGGCAAAATTTCTTGCTGCCTCAACACTACCAAAACCCCATTTTTTTAAGGCTAAGGCTTTTCTGGTTGGTCGGCCCTTACTATCTTTCATAGGGCCTTTCATACCAGCAAATCTTGCAGCGAAACTAACACGTCTAGGGTTAGTGCCTTTACTGACAGGAGGTTTTAAATTAGATCCTTCTTTCTTTTTGAAGTATCTTCTACCTGCTGCAGTAAGTCCACCAGTTTTACTTTTGTGTTCTTTCCTCATGCAAAGATATTAAACTCCGATTCAGCCTGAATGTTCATAGGCTCATAGTTTCTGATTCTTGCTTTTCGTAATGACATAACTGCATAGCGCATAGCAGATATAACATCATCATGAGCTGCAACAATTTTACCATTCTTCCTATGATACATTCTTAGCTCAGTTAAAAGTTTATCTTGATTCTTAAAAATTTTCAATCTTTTTGTTTGCATTCTTGTATATATTTCCATAATACCAGCTTCAACTGAGTTACCACCTGAACCTTCTTTCTGTCCTTGTGCTGGTGGATTACTAAAATGCTCTCTTGTCATATTTACACCTTCTGACCTGTACTGCTCAGTAAGTGATTTACCAGAACCTTTGTCAGCTTGTCTGCCATCCATAGGCCAGATCACAGGTATCCAGTTACCTCTTGATTTTATTGCACTTGCATGAATAGGCACAGCCTCTTGTCGTAGTGCATAACTATCATAAACATATGCCACATCAGCATCTCTGTCCCATGCTATCCATACTGCTGCAGTCGGGTGATCCCAACCAAAATCTAGCCCACATATTCTTGTCCAATGATCTGGTATATCTATTGGTTCACAAACTATTTCATCTTCTGCCACAGGAAATACAAGACCAGAACCTATCTGTGGTACACCTTGCTCACGCATCTTTCTCTCGTGTGGTGGTAGTGCAGCAAGTATCTGCTCTCTTACGTCTGATGTCATGTGAGGTGCATCATCCCACCCAGCTTGCAATAGTGCTTGGCCAGGTCTTAGATCATTCATAAACTGTGCTACTGTTTCTGTCATGCCAGACTCAGGTGTAAATGTCATATACACTATGCCACCTCTGTCTGCAGTTCTAGTAAGTGCTTGAGTATAAATATTTGTAGGTGGTTCTTCATCTAGCCAGACCACATCTACAGCTTCACCCATCCATTTTTCTTTGCCCATTTCATATGCTTTGAATGCAAGTCTTGACCACCCACCACTAACGTGCTTAATAACTAAACTGTTCATAGCATTTGGCACACCTGGTTTTCTAGTTGTATCTCCTATATCGTCAAGTGGTATAGATCCTGTACCTTTAGCACTAGGATCATCTGGTTGACCTACAAGTTCTTTTTGACATACATCTCTAGTAGTTTCATTTGACACACCACCTACCCAAGCCCTGATAGGTTTATCAAACTTCTTGCCTTTCCACCAGTCAGGGTACTTGCCAGTTAAGTGATATGCCATCTCCATAGCACCACAAAAAGATTTACCTATCCTGTTACCAGCCATAAGTAGTCTTTGAGATGCTATAGTATTGTGAAAATTTACTTGATAGTCATATGGCTTGTAATATTTAAGTGTATTAGTTGCTTTTCTACGCTCAAGCTCTTTTGCTATTTCTACTGCTCTTTCTAAACTCATACTTCATTACCCCAAACATCCCATCCCTCTCGTTCTTGACGAGCAAAAATGTCTATACGATCATCACCTAATGGTTCTATATAATTATAAAACTTATTTGGCTTTTGTGAATGTCTAATGTTTTCTGCTTGAAAAACTAATGGTATTAATTTTCTCTTTGGCCATAGTGGTGGTTTTGGTCCATTGTAACCAATAGCTATAAACTCTGCATTCCATCTATAACCATATAAAGGCATACCTGCAGATCTGCCATAAGTTTTTTCCCACACACTCATTACAAGATATTTAAATCCCCAATTTTCTAAAATATTTTTAACATCAAAAATGTACCTTTGAGTAGTCCACAAAAAAATCCATGCTTGATCTTTAGCTATATCTTTAATATTTAGTTGACTTATAAGTTCTACACTTTCAGCATGATTTTTACCCATAACCTTATAAGGCATATTTTTTTGATTAGCTCTTGTTTTGTGAATTGCTGTTTTTAACCACCAAGGTGGATCAACAACTATTACATCATATTTCTTTTTTGGCAAATCCAGCATCTATAAACTCTCTTAGTTCCTCTGGGGTATATAAACAATGATTCCAGCAGTAAACATAGTCTATTTCATACTCATCATTTTCTGACGTATTTATTAAATCAAGAGCATGGCCACAACAAGGACAGTTATAAAACCCCTCGTCATCACTTGAATTGTTTTGCATCCAGTTTTCTAGTAAATATTCGTCCATTAATTAAGATCATCATTGCTAGAAGGCACTACTTTTATAACTGATAGCAGTTTCCCTAGTTCGTGTTGAAGCTCCTCGTCTGTCTTTTTGTTTGTTACATCTTCAATCTTATTAACTGTCTGATAACCTGTCCTGTCAAGCAATGAATTAATAGCACCTAGCTTTACTGACTGTGTAGTTTTCTCATCTTCTACCAGTTTTATTAGTTTATCTATAGCCAAAGGTGCAGCACTTGCCATTAACTTTCTCGTATGCTCTGTGATCTCGTGAGATAGCTTGTTTTTAAGCTCATATCCCTGTTGTTCTGCAGTTTTTTCTGAATATCCTGCTTTTATTGCAGATGCTTTGGCATTTCCTGTCTGACTATAGTGTTCAATAAAGGCTTTTTGCTTGTCTGTAAGTTCTCTATACATCTTATAGTTTATTTTACCTTGTATATCTTGCATTTACAACTGTTAACTACAGGTTAATATACAAAAATACCCCTACAATGCGTGATCGAATCCATATATATATAGCAGTTGCTGTCGTTTGGGGGGGTACTACCCTTTTATACTATACTTTCTTTTTGTATACTATAAACTTTTTATACAGTAGCCCTAGAAATGAGTGTATGGGTGTGTTGGAAAG